TTTATATACTTATCACCGCCCTCATATCTAAAGTTTGCACCTAAAGCAGCTTCATTACTATAACCATAAAACACTGCTCTTCCCATTTGTAAAACTGGACCAATAGTATCAAAAATTGAAGGTGTAACACCAATACCTACATTTCCTTGACTTGTAATACGCATTCTTTCAGCTAAAATATCTCCATCAGGTGCTGTGTAAAATCTTAATTCTCCAGCATCAATACTTGATACACTATAACCTCTTATAGCAGCTTTATTATATGGGCCTTGAGGGAATGATATTTGTCCGTAAGTTCCACTGCTATTTGATGTTTTTGATATTGCTAAATTCCCACCTATAACTGATACTCCACCCTCTACCTGTAATTTATCTCCATTATCAGTTGAACTTGAACTAAACAATCTTAAATTACCATTGCTATATAATCTCATCCACTCGCTTGAGTTAGTCTCAAACTGCATATATTGTCCGCTATTGTTATAGCTTATGCCTCCAAAACTTCCGTTACTTCCGTTAGTAAATGCTAATTGAGAATAGTAAGAACTTGATGCAGCTTTTAGGTAAAAGTTGCTTCTTGTTGCTCCGATTGATTGTAAAGTAGTTCCGTCATCAGTAAGCATACTATTACCAATCGTTCCACTTGCAGTAAACTTAGCGTGATAGTTTGTTGTACCACTACCTTGAACATAACCACTTAAAGAAGGTATGTCCGAAGTAAACGCTAAAGTTCCGCTTCCGTCTTTTATAAATACATTTCTATTAGCAGTTAAAATATTGGTATTTAAAGTCAAGTTAAACGAGCCACTTGTGTAAGTTATGTAACCTCCAGTTAAAGTAATTCCGTTACCAAATAATTGCTCATTTGTAAAAGTCTTAATACCAGTAATAGTTTGAGAACCAGTTAAGGTAACATAGTTTGTCAAACTTGGAATATCGCTTGTTAAAGCTAAAGTTCCACTTGCATTTGGCATAGTGTAAGTTAGCGTTGTGTTATCAGTTAATCCATTAACATCAAATCTAAATCTCTTTAACGCACTTGCTTGACCAAAACTAAAATATAAATATCTTGTTAAATATGGTTTAATACTTGTATAAGTTGTTGTTGATTCACCGCCACCCATTGTAGAGTTTTGATTCATCCATAAACCGCCTTCATACAAAGCACTTGTATATAATACATTAGAAGTCAAATTATTTGTTCCAATATTAACATTTGTAGTCGCTCCAGTATAAGGAACATATCCAGTTAAACTTGGAATATCTGAAGTTAAAGCCAATGTGCCACTTGCGTTTGGCATTGTGTAAGTTCTATAAGTATTTGTGCTTAAAGAACTATTATCAAAATAAAATCCTTTATAAACTCCGCTTGAAATTCCGTAATAGAATCCAAACTTTGTATTACTATTTACAAATATGCTTGATTGTGTTGGACCGCCAACACTTGCACTTGTATTTTGTGTGAATTTTAAAGCACCAGCATTACCTGCACCATCATCCCCAATCAATAAACCACTTGCACTATTTGTATTTATATAAGATGCAGTAACAGTTTGTTGAAATACTGTTGGATTAACAAATGTCTTAGTTCCGTTAATTGTTTCGTTTCCAGTTAAGTGAACAACATTTGCATCATTTGCTGGAGTATAACCTAATACCTCTGCAATAGTTTTATTCTCCCATAAGTCGTTAGAACTATTATAGAAAATACTATCGTTATTAGCAACGCTTGTTATTGCAACATCATGCAATTCTTCTAACTCGTATCCATTTTGGATTCTAATTTCAACAACACCTTGCGTTGGATGACTTCTTGTTACAATACCAACATAAACCAAGTGAATTGGTGCGTGTGGCTTAGTTGAAGTCCAAGCTCCAGCCGTTGTGCCACTTAAATAAAGTTGCGTTCCGTCAGCGTACGCATTTGTATTTAAATTGTCTATATTACCAAAAACAGTTACATAACCATTGTTATTATTAGTAATGTCTGCCCTTACTACTCCGTAAGTTTGAGCCGAAGTTGCATCACTTGTAGCAATCGCCTTAGCAACAGTTGGTAAATTCCCGTGTCCTCCGTTTATATAAACTATTGTTCCTTTAGATAAAGTTGCTCCAGTATTATTGTAAACTTCAGTTACTAAGTTTTGAGCTTGTGTAATAATTGAAGGGAATGTAGTAAGATTACCAGATCCGTCAATGTATTGTCCACTATTACCTGCAAATCCTATGTTTATAGTTCCGCTTGTTGTAATTGGAGAACCAGTTATTGATAACGCATCACCACTTCTTGAAACTGCAACGCTTGTTACTGTTCCACTTGCTCCAGCTGATTTTTGCCAAGTTCCACTTCCATAAATAACCCAATCGCCAACCGCAAAAGTAATAGGACCAGCACCGAAGTTAACAGTTCCCGCTACATTACAAATATATAAATCGCCATCATCACCCACTCCGTTTGTTAAAGTCGGAGTATTAGTTGCTGCGTTCCAAGTACCTAAATAAGTAATAACCGAAGCTGGTAGCTGACTTAATGGAACTTTACCGCTTGAATCGAGCGTAGCCACACCATTAGGTTGACCAAGACCAACTGAATCAACAATCCCAGATGTCGCCGTTAGTACACCACTTAAATTTCTAACTTTTGCACCGCTTGATATTATTATCTGATTTGACATCTAATTATATTTTTTTATTATCTATTGGAAAAGAGACCTCACATATTCTCCACTACCTAATACACGACTAAATGTTAAAACCCCAGTTAAAGAGTTCCACTTTACCTCTTCGTCAATAGGAGTGCCGCTAACTATAATATTTTGTACATCAATACCGCCTCTTGATACATAAAGACAAGTCTTACCCACCATATCCGCCCAAGTAACTGTTGTTTCTCCACCGGCAGCCGTATAACCTTTAGAGTAAACTGAACCGCCAACGATAACTGTTCCGCTCGGAGTGATTGAAGTACCGCTTGTGCCGTATGCTCCAGAACCTTGCAAACTAACCGAATAAGTCGCAATGTCTTTATAAGGACCATTGATAGTTAAACTTGTCATATTACAAGTACCGCTAATTATTACTAATCCGTCAACTCCGTTGTCTATTACAAACTTTACGATAATGCTTTCTCTTGATTGCTGAAGTTCTAATAAGAACAAATAGCCGTAATTGTCTAAAGTAACCAAGCCATCGCAAGTAATATTCCAACTTGCAATGTCGTTTCTATATTCACGATACCAAGCCGAACTTTGAGATGTAACTTCTTTTTGATCTACTGTTACATTAAAACTACAATTGGTAGAACACGCAAAAGGTATATCCGTTTCCGTTTCTGCATCATACTTGTAGAGCATTATATTTTTACCTATTACTTTGTCTGCCATATTACAAATTTAACCATAAATTTCTGTTATAATACCACTTGAACTAATCTTGAACGCTGCAAAGTCAACTGGACCAGTTTGGATTTTCCACCATAAAGCCGCACCATTAAACGGAGTTGTCAATGTTACATCCGCATAGTAAACATCGCCCACGCTTGGAATACCTATTGGCAAGTCATTATAAACTACAAATGTAGTAAACGGAGCAGCGTAAGCCTCTTCACGAGTGAAGTAAGCCGTTGACCTTAAATGCGAACTTGAAGCTAATTCTCCGCTTAGATTATTATTAGCGTAAGTAGTCGTTAAAGTAGTTACTATATTCTCGTTATTAATATCTAATAAAGTACATTGAATAGTATCATTAAATAAATCAATAGTAGAATTACCTAATATGTATTTTTTATCTTCAACGCTTATTTGTGCCGGATCTGTATCGGTAGCCGTTAATCTCATCGCACCGCTAAATCTTCCGTTTGTAGTATTCATACCCATTAACGAAGCGTCAATATTGATTACATTCTTATTTAAGCAGTTTGAATATTGCTTTATAACCAAATCACTCAAAGAACGATAAACATCGTCTGGGTATTCGTAACGATACCAACCAATTAAGTTGCTACCGCTTGAATTACTTAAAAATCCTCTATAAGAGAAATATCCTTCAGCATCACTATTAAACCCTAAAGGCAAATCAACTTCTAAAACATATTCTTCTGTATCGTTTATGTAACTTTCAGTCAATAAAGAACTAAAAGCAGGGATAACCTCCATTCTAAAGTTTTGTACTTCAACTGTACCAACTGTTGCTTTCCAATATGCAGAACTTCCGTCAGCTATTACTAACTCAAACGATAAATCGCCGTTATCTGGGGCAGGTGGCAAATCAATGCTAAAATTAGCCTTTGCGTTTGCTGGATCAAATGGATAATAATAATAATTACTTCCAGTATTCGCCCACTCCTTATTCTCGTTTATATAATATGTAAAACTTGGAGTAACTAATTCTATTCTAAGAATAAATAAAGCATCTGGACCACTTGCAGGAACACCAATACCAGTTATGTCAAAAGATATAGTTGCCGTTTCGCTTATACCTAATTTTGGCAATTCATCTGGACTTACCCCTACATCATAAGGAGGTAAATTTGTATTACTAATAATAAAAGAGTTGTACTTTAATTGTGGGTAATCCTTAACATAAATTTGTCCGTCTGTTTCTCTTCGCTCTGTCCAACCTGCTGCATCACCTTGAAATGTAGAAATAACTGTAAATTTCTTCAAATCCCAGTTAGTTACATAGTTTTTAGGGTATTCAATTTGCTTTTCAAATCTTATCTTATTGTAACCTTTCCTAAGAATTTTTACTTGGCTATTATCTACAAAGAACGAACCGCTTGTATTGCCAGTATATCCTTGAATTTCACTTGTTAAAGACTTTGTTCCACTTGTTACAACCGCACCTGCAGGACTATATTCCGTAAAGTAATAGCTTGATTGAGCAAACTCAGTTAAAGGAACTATGTACCATTTCCCTTGTGCTTGGAATACTCTACTGCCAAAACCTCGTGCAATATTTGTTATTACTTGTAAAGCACTATAAGGATTTTGATTATCGTTTGTTATTGAAGCGTAGTTAAGATAAGATTGGCTTAAAGGCTCGTTTGCCGTTCCAGCACCTCTGTCAACCATATCCGTACTATAAAAACTAATACCGCTTATCAAGTTTAAAGTATATCCAGCACTTGATAAAGCCGTTTGTAACAAACTTAAACAAGTTGTCCTTTCTACTAAAGTATAATCCGTTGGCAATGCGTAGGGAATCCTTTCTAACATACCTAAGCCGTCAATAGCGTTAAAAGCTAAATTTTTTCTACCAGTTGTGTAGCTGAATTGCACATAGTCGCTTAATGCCCAGCCTTGCCATTCTAAAGTTGCACCATAGTACAACTTACACAAATATTTTCTATCGTTTAGCGTTGTGAAGTCTGGCATATTAGCCAAATCATCAGTAACATCTAAAAGCACATTCAATTGACTTGCATAAATAGGCTCAAATATATCATCGCTTTTTGGCAAGTATTGTATTTGTATGCTTACGGCTGGATATTCAATTAAATCGCCTACATAACCATCTTCAAGTAAATAAAGTGTTTCAATGCTACCGCTTTTAGTAGCCATTGTTATTTTATATTTATTAGCGTATGCCATTATACTCCTCTTCTAAGATTTAAGTTAGTGTTTGACCTTTGTAAAGCTAAAACTAAATCGCTTCCTTTAAGTACAAATTGTCCACCATTTGAACCAGTTGAACGCATAGCACCTGCATTAAAAGTTGTGTTAAGCATTCCGCTTAATTTGCTTAATGGCATTACTGCCTCGCTTTCGTTTCCTTCTCCAACCATTGTTAATGTAGGACCAGTTACAACACCACCTTCAGCCATACCACCACCTAATACTTTAGCTAATAAAGATAAAATTCCTCCAGCTCCACCTCCAGCTCCTGCAGTACCTATATTTAAAGCAACTTCTAATGATTTTAATATTTCAGCTTTTAAAATAGCAAATGCAATATCTTCAGCTAATTTTAAAAATGCATTTCCTAAAGCATCTAATACACTTTCTCCTCTTTTCATTGCTTCCCACATTCCTCTAATTGCATTAGTAGTTGTATTAGCTAATGTATTTGCAAATTGTTTAGCTTGTTGTTCTGCTTTTTTAAAGTTTTCTTCATTCTTTTTAAAAAACTCATCTAATTCTTTTTTCCCATTTTCAAATGATGCTTTGCTTTGAGATTTTTCATTTCCAATCCCAAATTCTTTACCAAGTATTGAAATTAAATTTTTATCATTTTGATATAATCCAAGTTTTTTATCTTGTTCTTTAATTTCTTTTTCAATATCCCAATCCCATAAAACAGGTTGATCTAATTTTAATTTTGAACGCTTAGGTTTTAAATCAGGTCTATTTATATCCGCAGCACCAAAAACCTTTGTTAATGAAGCTTGAATTTTATTAGCTTCTTCTTCATATTTTTTTCTTATTGATTCAAATAATGCAATTTGGTCATTTAATCCATTTTGTAAAGCAACTTTTGATTCAGCAGCAGAAATACCAATTAAAGCTGGATTACCAAATATTGCCGCTAATGCTGAACCAGTTGAAGGAGTTATTGGCTTATTTTTTAATAACTCTAATTCAATTTGTTTCTTTGCTGCTTCCGCTGCTGCTAAATTTGCTACTGACTTTTTAAAAGTCATTTGAACATAAGTATCAGCATAATCAGTTAAAAACTTTTCTGCAGTAGCTAAATCTTCAGTTTTTGAAATTGTGTCACCTAAAGTTGAGTTAAATTCTTTAAGGAATTTATCTTTAGTTATTAATCCATTTTGATAGTCGTTAAAACTATCTTTTAGTTTATTTATATCAGTTGAAGCCTTAACATATGCATCTGAACCCTTTTTTAGCAAATCGCTTTCTTTATTAAAAGCCTCTCCTAATCCAGTTAATTTATCTGTAATAAAATTTTGAATATCATCTCCAAAAACTACAAGTAAAGAAGAAACTGCACCAACTGCTAAACCCAAACCAGCAGGACCAGTTAAAGCACCAACTAATTCTTTAGATAGTGAAGTTCCAGCTTTTTTTGATTGTTCACTTAATCTTTGAAATGATTCTAATAATGGGTTAATGTTGTTGGCAATACCAATGAAACCATAAGGAGCATCTTGTGCTACTCTTGATAAGTTTACTAAAGATTGAGTAGCCGCTCCACTTGCACTTGGCAGTTTATTTAACGCAGTACCTAAATTGTTGGTAGCAGTTATTGTCTGCTGAATATTGGTAACCGCTTCCTTATTGTCGGCGGTAATGGTTATTTTTAGCGTTTCTTGTGCCATCTTTAATTGTTTACTCCGTACATTTTTAAAGTCCTTGCTAATTGGTCATCAGTTAGCATTACTTTCTCTTCCTCTTCCTCAATATTATCAAGTTCTGGTATATGCCAGAATGATTTTATGCTTTTTGGCGATTGTTCAGAAGTGCTACTTAAATATACAATATAGGCGAGGTTTCGTGTCCTCGCCCATTCGTTTAATTCTTGTCGTTCCTTTCCCATTACAATTATAGAAAAGTCCTTCCAAGTCATCTCCCAAAACTCGCTTGGGCGTATATTACATTCAGCAGCCTTAACTAAAATATCATCCCAATTTAGCTTTATTAGACTTTTTTTTTTCTTCTTCTTTAGGTTTACCTTGTACAGAAACAATTGTTGTATTAACTATATATTTTATATAATCAACCAATGGACCTTCAGATACGAAAATTGAGCCTAATTCGTCAATCCAATCACAAGCGTCATTCTCTGTGAAAATGATTTCTTCTTTATTACTAACACAAGCCGCCATATATCCTATGTGTACTAACTTAACAATATTGTCTAAGTCGTAGTGCGATTTGCTTAATAAATCAAAATACTTGTCAATGGTTATACCTTTTGCGTTGCAAAATTCTCGCATCGCCCAAGTTCCCCATTTTAATTTGATTGTGTTGTTGTTGTTTAGTTTTAGTTCAAACATTGTTTGTTTTGGTTTTTATTATGCTTGTTCAGTTTGAGTTAATGGAGGTAAAGCTACTGTGAAAGTCGCAGTAAATTTAACATCATCTTTATCAGCTGCATTTACATCAAAAGCAGAGATAAACACTTGACCACTATAAGTAATATCTCCCGCCGCAGGACTTGCCTTACCCATCTTCATAGCGAATTGAGTTCTTGCAGCGTGTGCAGCATATAATTGTTGGTAGCTATCTTTTGCAGGAGTTCCAGTTTCGTCAATTGCAAAACCTTCAGCTCTAAAAGATTGTGTGAATGAAGGACCTGCTTGGAATTGGTCTCCACATTTTGAAGTTGCATCAATTACATTTAAAGTTGATGTTAATGAGTTAGATGTAAGACAAGCAACTGGTTTAAAAGTTCCGTCTCCGTCTATGTCCGCTAATAGGATGTAATCCCTTGCTGATACTTTAGTTTCTGCCATTTTATTTAATTTTGAGTTATTGTTATGTTATATGTTATAATTGTTCTAAAGACATTATCAATCGGATTTAATCCATCTAAGTTTCTGATACTTTGAACATATAGCGTTGAACTATAAAATCCGTTCGCCAATGTTATGTCCGTATCTGAATTTATAGCAGTTAAAACCAAATTGCTAATTTCTTCGGCTCGTTTATAGCCAAAGTTAGCATTTTTTGTAACAATGTCAACATCTATACTAATAGAGTTTGTGTAACCTGCTTTGCCTTGTTCTTGGCTTGAAGTTCTGCCATCCATTATTATATATTCGTTCCCTGCGTTATCTGGAGCAATACCATCATAAACAAGTAATCCAGATGCACTCGTTAGGTTTGTATAAAACCATTTCTTTATTTCTATATTAGGATTAAGCATTTAATAAGTCTTTTATTCTTTTAATTAATTGTGGTTTTTCTTTTTCGTAGGCAGGTATTAAAAATGGTTGAGGTCTTAAGCCTTTACGCAATATGTTTAATGCAATTACATAAGCCAATCCTTTATCATTCTTACCATTGCCTATTCCTTTCCTTTTTACCCACAAAGTTAATGCAGCTACAAAATCCTTAAACTTACCGCCTTTGCCACCTTTAAAGGTTTGTGCGTAGGCTTGAAAGTCAGCTGGTACGCTAACTCTTCCGCCAGTTCCAAACTCTACATAAGGACTATAACTTGCCTTAGATTCAACTGAAAATGTTAGATCAGAAACTTTTTCTAATTGGATGCCATTTCTTAATTGTCCAAAATTAACTGGAGCAAGTCTTTTAGCATCGTTTTGAATTTTTAAAGCTGAAGCATTAATTTCATTTGATACATCTTTTTTAACTGATACATCTATGTTTTTAAGTGCTTCTTGGACTTCTTTAATACCTTGTAAGTTTACTGAAAAACCCATTATGCGTACATTTCAATTTCCCAAAATCTGTGAGCATTATCTACATCCTTAATAGAATGTATCGTAAAGCGTTGACCTTCAACCTCAAATTGGTAAGTGTCAGTTATTGTCAAGTCATAACGAATAAACAATTTAGCATATCTGTTAAAACTTAATTGGCTTTCTTGAATTGCTCTATTTTGTGGTTGTGGTCTATAATCACCCCATACTGTTGCCACTTTAGTAAATGTTGTAGAATATCCACCTTGTCCATCGCTTGTCTGCGTTGGTTGGTAAACATCAACTAACCTCGTCATTGAGTTAGCATCAACATAGTTGTCTTTATGTAGTCCTATTCTCATTTTATAAAATTGGGCTTAATCTTGTCCATCTTTGACAAACTCTCCAAGTCTTTTCACAAATACCCATATCGTCAACATCCATTCCACGATTTTCGTAGCCGTAGTTAATTTGGTCTAAAATAGCTATTTTAAGCTCTTTAGGAACGCTTGTCATACCAGTTGTATAAACTGCCGTCATATTAGCATATAAGGGCCATGCAAGGCTTGGATTTGGTCCGCCTATCAATTTATATACATTACTTGGAACTACATTACCATTTTGATCTGTAAGGCTTGTAAATGATGTTACTGGTCCAAAGGGAAGTTCGTAGCCTCCAGCAAGATTAGTAAACCACAAAGTAACTGTCTTAGGAGTTATGCTTATGTTAGCTGCTTTCTCAACCGCTTGTCTTGATTGCGTGATTAATTCTTCAAATAAATCATCTTCCACGCTATTGTCAACACGGCAATATTGCTTTGCCTCTGCAACTGTAACTGGCTCTGTGATTGTTCCTAAATCTACTTGAGTATAGTCTATTATGTAATTATACATATTCCCTTTTTTACAAATTTACATTAATTATAATAAAAAACCCCACCGATTAAGGCAGGGTTCTTTTTTTTAGATAGGTATAAATTATACATTACCGAAATCTGCGAAAATAGCAGAACCAGTTTGCATTAAGTTTACATCTTCGTAACACTCGATACGAGCAGTTACTAAGTTTTGTTGGAAGTTAGAAGCGTTCTCATAAGAGAATTCGATTGCTAAACCTTCAACTTCAACACGCTCACAATAGTTGTTATCTAAGATTAACACCTTGTCATCAGCTACCCAAGAAGCAGCGATTACTGGTACACCCCAGATTGTGATTCCACCATTAGGGTTTACAACTACTGAACCAGAACCAGCATAGTAACCTTGAGTGATTGTGTCTTTCAATAAACGGCCCATTTGAGTTGGAGATACTACCGCAAAAGAAGCAACATAGTTAGCAGCCTTTTGGTTACCGATGTAATCAACTAATTGCTTTAAATCAGTTGTTTCCGCAGTTGTAGTAGAACCAGTTGCAGCACCACTTACAGTTGTGTAGAATGCAGAGTTCTCAGCTTTGTAGAAATCTCTTGTTAACATTCTTGGTAAAGTTGTGCTTAAGAAAGGTAAAGACTTAGCCATTTGCTTAGAGAAAGTAGAGAAACCAGCGATGTAGTCGTTTACTACTTTAACTTCACTTAAAGCGTAGTTATTTTGTCCTTTATCAGAACCTTCAGTTTGAGCAGCGATGTTGTTAGTAGTTGCAGTTTCCTTATAGAATACATACAAACCACTTGCACTTCTTACTGTTGGGATTAAGTCACGGAAGTTTACCGCTTGACTTGGTAAAATTGCAGCGTTAGGAGCATAAGAAGCTTGTGCATCTCCAGTTAAAGAACCAGACAAAGTCATTGTCTTAACATCAGATAAATCTAAACGGAATTTACCGCCAGACTTCATTTCTTTTTCCATAATGTCCATGTTGCCATCTAATTTTTCCATGATAGCTTCATCTATGAACTTTACTTGCTTACTTGCAGCTTTCTTAGAAGCTACATTTTGTGCATCAATTTGCTTTTGCATTTCGTCAGCAACAACTTTGATAGAAGTTTTTACTTCTTCGATTTGAGCAGAAACATCAGACTTGATGCCCTTTACATTTTCTGCCATTTCATTAATTAATTCTAAATTTTCCATTTTTACTTTTTAAATAAGTTATTAAATTCCTTGATTGCTTTTAAGACTTCAGCGTTAACTTCTGGCTTCTTCTCTTCAATTGTCGGCTCAACTGCTAATGCGGGTTGAGTGATTTCTTTAACGATTTCAAGTTCCAGTAATTCACTTTGAATTCTCTTTATTTCTATCTCCATCAAGCTAAAGGTATCGTCTGTGAAACGACCACCCTTAAATGCTTTCAAGAGTTTTTCAAGCCTATTGCTTAATTCTTGTCTTTTGTCTGCATCTTTAGCTTCAGACTTAAAACCTAAAGTAGGAGTTTCTGGGTTAGCACCCCAAAGAACCGCTGAACCTTCGTACAACTTAAGTTCAGTAATTGTTCTTACTCCGTTCTTATCTACATTAGATTTAATTGTGCTAAATCCAATTGAGTGTTGGTTGATTAAACCTCTTTCGTATAATTCAATAATATCTTCTCCTTTCTCAGTATTTACGATTGGAGTGATAGCAATAAGCATATCGCCCTCAACATAAAGTTTCTCAGGCTTACCAATAACATTGTTCATGTCAGAGCAATGGTCAACCAAAGACCAAACTAAGTTTTTCCCTTCAGGTCCTCTCTCTTTGATAGTCTTTGTAAACGCTTCTGGCACGATAATATCGTTGTCCAAGTCTATGTTACCACATCTTGCCCATACCGCTTTTACTCTGCGTTGCTCACTATCAACATCCATTATGTTATATCCGATGTCTTGCTTTTCAACAATCACATCTTTTGACTGAATTTTACTCATAAGCCAAAGTTATTAATTTTTTTCTTATTGTAATGCGTCTGCAATTAATTTACCAATTTCCATTCCTGCTATATTTCCAAGTACACCCCAAATGAAACCAATGTCGCCTTTTGGAGGGTAGTTGTCAAATGTTTTTAGTTTTCCGTTTGCGTCTCTTTGTGCTTCAAAAGCAACTGTGCAACGACAATTACATACATTAGACGCACTTGCTCCACTATCGCACGGATGCATCATTAATTCAACACTTCCTATGTGTGTACCTCCTTTTGCCTTAGGACTTGTTGGAACTTTGAACGGCTCTTCAAATGGTACTTTAACTCCATCCATAACTAAATGGTCCGCATAGCTTGGCGGCATTCTTCTTGTTCTTGCATCTTGTGCCGAAATCCATTCCTTCAATGTTACTAAACCAGTTGCAGTTGCTCCAACCATAGCACCCAAGTTAGCAGCACGACCAGTTTCCGTTCTTGCTATCAACTCCGCTCTAAAGTCAGTTATCCCAGCTTGTTTTAGCATTGGGATAAGTTCTTGTATAGTTAGGTTATTTTCAAATCCTTTTTGTAAGTATGCAGCAATTTGATTAGCCGTTGTCTGCGTGATTTCGTCTGCTATTGCTCCAACACCTTGCCTTTCTAAGAACTGAAGAATTACATAGGCATAAATATCGTTTTGGCTCATCTTAACCTCAAATGGCTCGTAAAAGCCTTTTGTAGCCTTTTTAATGGACTTATTTGTATCGTTAGCCATCTTTGTACCCAAAGCGACATGGAGTTGCTTAATTGTCTTCGCAATGCCTTTAGAACTCATTGCAGCATAATCTTGCGTACGACAATAAGTATCCACTTGCTTTTGTAGTTCTTTTTTGAACTTAGGCGAATAGGTCTTAAGTGCGTTTAAATATAACTTCCTATATTCTTGCCAAATCATTATTTGTCTATTATATCTAGTATTTTCCCAGCAGCGTTAAATATTGCAGTTTCTCCGTTTTGTCCTGCTCTTTGTCTAATTGCTATCAATCCTGCTCTATCAACATTTTTAAAATCGCTTGTATAAATGTAAGTCCAATGTCCTTTAGTTTTTGGATCAACATTAGAATCAACACCTAAAAACCATTTGCTAAACTCTTCAATACCATTTTTCATAATGTATTGGTTTTCTTGTTCAGCACTTGGTCTTTCCCAAGAATTTGGCTTTATAACCTCTTTGTCTGTTGCTAAACGCAAGGCTTGTTGAATACCTTCTCTATTGATACCAGTTGTAGATTTTAATTCTTGTACTAAAGACAAGAACTTGTTAATGTGTTTCATTATTTTAAAGTTAATAGGTAAAGCAATTTGCCAATTTGTGCAGCAATCTCATCTATTTGATTTTGAACCCAAGTATCTTGATAGATAGTTTTTCTTGTGCTTTGTACATAATCGTAAAGACCCCTATAATACTTCATTAATTGGTCATTACTTATATAGTTCTGCAAAGTTCCAACGGAATAGTTTTTAGGTCTTCCGTAAATACCACTTGTGCTTTCAACTAAATCATCGTATAACTCGCTTAACTCATCTTGAAAATTATCTAAAGCCTTATGCTCTGCGTAACTCATCGTTTGATTGTGCCAAACAATAGTTTGCTCTTTAGCGTCTAATAGTGTACTTAAAAACTCTACAAATGTTGCCATACTAAGATATTTTATTCATTCCGTCTGGAATAGTTAATGGTTGGAATTGGTCTAAAGGTTGCAAGTTAGATGGAACATAAAGTTTCTCTAATTCTTCGCTTGGTATATATTCAGCAGGTTTAATACCCATTATCTCTAACTTTTGTGCTGGAGGAATCCACCAAGCCTTATCTAACCAATCAACTTGCTCCGTCTTATTTGCTTCTAATTCTTGATAAACTTGAATATCGTAACCTACATAAATGTTAGTCCCTCTATAACCCCAATCACTATGTAATTTTCTATTTAGGTTCTCTGTGATAGCATCTAACAAAGGAATAGCACAACGCAAAGTCAATGCTTTTTCGCCCTCTCGTTGGTTATTGTAAGTCTTATTATCTGCATCGTTTAGTAATTGAGATGGCACTCCGTAAATGTTACAAAGCGATTTCATATCCCACTTTTCACTCTCAATGATGTTTAGTTCAACTGGACTTAAACCAATTTGCTTCCAATCAACCTTATAACCAGATACCGCAATTGAATTAAAGTTAGCAGAGCCGCCTTTCTCACTAATAGCCTTTTTAAGTGCCTGAGCTTGTTGCGTACCGCTTGTAGGATCAAATCTATCGTCATTCATAAACAATACTCCAGAAGGTCCACCATTTTGGAACGATGCAACCGCAGCCGTCTTAGCTTCGTTAGAACGAGTTAAAGTTCTTGCCGCTGCCATTAATGGAGATTGTCCGTAAAGCTCGTTACCAGTTACATTCCAAGCAGGGTTAAAGAATTTGTCGTGTAATATTTCCTTTGTGTCAAAAGTCCACATCTCTCCGTAGTACAATTGGTAACCCACTCTTGTTGGAGGGAATACTGTAGTGTCGGCAATGATTGCCATATATTGTGCTGGTAATGCGTATAATGCGAAAGGTTTGCCATTATTATTTCCACCTTCAATCATTTTAGAGTAAATAAAAGAGTTACCAGTAAGTAACTTAAATCCGCACCATTGTTCAATCAAATCACTCCAACAATCTTCATCGTTAGGGTATTTTAATAGTTCGTTTAATCTTGCATCTCCAGTATATATCTCAAATGCTTTCTTATGTAATTTTTCTACTTCGTTCCAGTTCTCAATCTTATCTGGTTGCTTCATTAAAGACTTGTATCTTTTTGCAGCAGTTTCATCTACAACCTTGTAAACATGAAACGGAGCAAGTTTAGCCTTATCTGTAATAAGTTTAATGATTGAATAAACTATATCGTTTTGTTGGTAGCCATCACGAACATACGCTTGTGCATTTTGCCCCTGCCAAGTTACAATCCCTTTTTGTATTGCTACTGTTGAACCAAGAGGATATGTAGGTAAAAGAGTGTTTACTTTCTTTTTGCTAAAGAAGTCAAATAATCCCATTTGTGTATATTTTAGTCAAAGTTAGTTATTTTGTGTTAAAATACGCTTACTTGAAATTTAGGTGTGTATTCAAAAACCATTCGCATTGCAAGACAATCGCTAAAGTCTGGAGAACGACCTATCAACGCTTTCACTTTGTCTTTAGGAATAATCCCTTTCTTGCCGTCATTATCAACTGACTTTTGTTTTACTTGCTCTAACTCTTGGATAATCTTTTCTTTGATTGTGCCAGTTGCGTTAATGAATATCTTGTTATCGTTTATGTACTCTGCTAACTTGTAATAGCATTGAGACTTAAGGTTATCAAAGTTTTCCTTTTGTCTTGTTATAGGGTTTTCTAATGGAGAACTATTATTTACAAAGTTCTTGCAACCAACAAGCAGGTCACAAACTCCCCCGCCCACCCCGTCAGAGTCAATGACTATTTGAGATGTAGGTATTTGGAACTCCGTTTGAAAGCGTTTGATTATTTCAGCCACTTCAACAACCGACTTGCCGTTGTACTGATGTAGCTTAACACGAAAGCCATCCCAGATGCCAATAACAGTGCTATCGCTACCAAAACGAGCAACATCACAACTAATATAGCGTGGACCAGTAGGTAAATAGCCGCTATTAAAAGCGTCAAGAATTTTGTCATAGTCTATTAAAGTTGATGGATCATTTGAATATTCCCAGTTACCAAATAGCAAACGCTCTTTTGATACTGTATCTAAGGTTAAAAGGTTTTCCTTGTAATGCTTTGAGATGAATGGGTTATCGTCAATGAGGGAAGGAATAAATCGCTTATTAGGTGCAATTGTGTTATCAACTTGGGGTTTATAGAACTCTGAATAGGTCCAGTTCTTTGCTGGGTTACAAGTGTAAAGAACTTTAGGTATTAATTCGTTTTCATCAAGCTGGTATCTAATCCTTGACTTGATAATATTTCGTGCCTTATCTTCTATTTGGTTGGCTTCGTCTATGAATGCATCTGTAATCTCTAACGAACCTAATTCATCAAAGTTTGGATCGGAAGGATAAGCATAAAGGTCTTTTAATAGTATTACAGAGCCGTTAAATAGTTCTATCTGGCTCATTTGTCCGTTGTACTTGTAATGCTTACCAGCTTCTAAGCCTTGCATCTTTGCCACTTGAAAAAAGGACACAAGAGTAGTTTCCTTAAGTGTTTTTAGGACGGCTCTACCTATCAAGCCTCTTGTATTTGGATATTTTAACCTTTGCTTTAGTTGCCAATAACACCCTAAAGCGGTTTTGCCTCCGCCTTGGTTAGCCTGCCCCGCCTCCAAAAAGAACCTCGTTGGTACGATTATCTTCAAGAAGGTCAAGGGCAGTTGTTTGCTTTATTGATAATTCCATAATGTTTTATAAACTACCGGTATTTCCTATATAAGTTTTTTTCTCTTCCCAAGTGATACTCATTCCACCGCTTACCTCAACTTCGGTAGCTTGCTTAGGCTTACCTTCTAATCTATCAATCACTTCTTGATATGCTCGTTGGTCGCCCTTTAATGCCTTAGCAATCATTTGCATATCCATTAACTCCAATACTGTAAACTCTTCTTCTTCTCCAGTAATTGGGTTTTTTTTCTTTTGTACTAAATCAAGTAATCTTTTTAATCTTGTCTTGCTATGTTCCGTTCCCTTTGGCTTACCAGCTGGATTTCCGCTTACTCCTTTAGGGAATGGCTTTAAATTCTGTTCGTTCGCCATATCTCATTGAATTTTCTCTGAATTACAAAGATACACCACAATTAGGGCAAACCTTTGCTTTCTTAGTATTATCTATTTTTTCTGGCTCTTCTATGGTTGGAATAAAGAAGTCTAAATTAACTCCCCAATCTGCTAAATCGTGCAAATCCCAATTCTCATTAGCCAGTATGTCCATGTCAAATTCTCCGTTATGGGTATTATCAATTACAAGTAACTTTTGCTTTTTTCTATCCGATAAGTTAGCCATTATCTTAACTGGTACATCTTGGATGCCTAATTCTAAACAAGCCTTATATCTTTGATGCCCAGCGAGAATTACATTGTTTTCATCAATGATAATCGGTTTAGCTTCTAACAAATCTTGATCTTCTTGTATTGATTTAATAAGTTTCTCAAACTCTGTTTTGCTAATTTTTCTTGGATTACTTGGATTAGGTCTAATTTGGTTTATATCCATTATCGGTTTTTTGTGTCAGTTCTAATAGAATGTAATTGTGGTTTAACTTCTTTAACCATGTGGTCATAATCTATTAACTCACTACATTTTTTACATTTTAAATAATGCTTTTGTAAATCACTTTGCCATACATAGCACTCGTTAATAGTTCCACATTTGCATTTGTATTTTCTTTTTGCACAAGTATTTTTCATCGCCCTTGTTTTTTATATGGTTTAACTGGCTTATCCTTAGGACCAGATGTCTTTTTATACTTACCACATTTGCGTTTCCCAAATGTTACTTTATTGCTGCTATTTACTTTCGCCATATTTTTCTATTAATTCGTTTAGTTCTGTTCTGGACCATTTGTAAACCTTAACTCTTGTTGCTATTGTTTCAAGACCTTTTACCGCTGGTTCGCCTAACTTTTGCACTAATCCAATTCTATACATAGCTTGGTTGCCATGTTTATACATATTGCACCCAGCACATTGTAAATTGATATTCCATTCGTTAAACCTTAAAGCTGAATACCCTTTAACTGGGAAATAATGCCCAGCTTGATTAGCGTTAGGACTTCCGCAAGATATACAAGGCAAACCTTCGTCTCTTTTACGGATGTACGCATTCACAACCTTTTGCGTTTTTTCTAATAGTTTCGGTAATGGAGTTAATGCCATAAGGCAAAATTAGGGATTAACTTGTACAACTGCAACTAAAAGCAGGGTTTAGATCAGAAAGGTCTTGCCCTTTGAATAAATCGTTTTGAGCCATCATTAGCAAATGCTTATATGTTGTATCTTGAAAGTAAGTATGCCCATTGCCATATTTTTTGCTCATTTCTTCATCTTCAATCCATTCGGTAGCAAGTTCTGGGTAGCTTCGCATAATGTTTATAATAGCGTTTTTGCCTTTAAGAAAACATAAAGTACAATTACCTAAAATAGCAGGAATTTCTAAATTATATGGCTTTTTGCTCCAATATTCATTTACTTGTGCTTTGTCTATGCCTTGTTCGTATAAAGGGAATCTTGGATGTATATAGGCTTGTCTTTGTTCGTAACCTTTAACTCTTCGTTCTTCATCTGCCCTAAAGCCTACAAGCCATTCATAGTTTTGTTTCCCATAATTTGCTCTTAACCATCTTTTAGCGGTTTTTATCTTTAGTTCAATGGTGCATTCTCTTTTAACTCTGTTAGGAATTAACTTCCAATTCTTTTTTTCAAGCATTCCCCTAAATCCACCATCAAACATTACCCTAATAATAGGAATATTTTCGTGTGCTTCAAAGTCATTTATGAATTTGTAGGTTTTTGGATGTTCTCTGCCAGTATCAGCAAATATTACCAAATCTCCTTCACGATAATTCATTATCGTCATTAATGCACTTGTTTTGCCACCGCTAAAATTTATTATTCTTTTCATATTTTGTGTATTCTAAAAACAACAGTTCTACCATTTACCTCAAATCGCTTTTTAGCTAAAGGACTTAAACCAGTTCGTATTGCATATTCTGGAACTTTAGTCGTTCTTACTGCGTAGGCTATGCTTTTAAATATGGTTACTTCTTTTGTTTCTATGTCTATCATTTTTATTGGTCTTGCATTTTCCGCTCCGCTCACTATCATAATGTTCGTTCTATTAATCTTTTAATTATTTCTTTTACCAGTTCCCAAATAAGTATTATGATAATTATTTTAGCCATTTTATAAGTCTTTTTATTTCAAAATAAGTATTTGCCGTTGTTAGTAAAATTAGTGCCAACGGAACGCTAATAAGGAAAAATTTTATCCATTTCATAGTTTAAGATTTAATGCCCCCATTTTAGACATAACAAACACCACTCTGTTAATGATTAAAAATTTGGGGGCAATTATTTTGATATTGTTTTTAAATACTCATTCATAGCATTACGATTAGCTTCTTTGTCCGTATCGGTTGACATTCGGTTGCTATCTCCGTAAGACTTATTTTGAGCGTGTTGCTCTTCCATAAAATTAACAAACTCATCGTGTCTTTGTTGACGATACACCTCAAACATTTCAAAGAATGTAGGCATATCCATTCTATCATAGACTTTTCCGTATTTATATTTGACCATCCCATCTAAGAACAATAAAACATCTTGAATAGCCAATTGGTCCGCTTCAGCCTCTTCAATGATTGAATAAGATAATTGCATAATTTGCTCTGCATTCATTCCCACCCTTAAATTGAAGTTATTTAAAGCCTTAGTTATTGCTATTGATAAAATGCCAGATATTTTTTCATTTCCGTAAATCTTAGTTAAAGCTGGTAGCCTTTCGCTTACTGGAACTAACTGAATTACTTTTACTGGTAAAACTTCGCTTTTGTCTTTAAACCTGCAAAGTTCGTTAAAAACACCTCCGTTATCTCCTTTCGCTAAAGAATTTAGAATGTGCTTCGTATAACTGTTCTGGGGTAACTTTTGGAGCAATCCTTGATTGACTTGTTGTATTTCTGTTGATGATTTCATCGTTAAAGCATTTTTGGTTTAGATATGTTGTTGGATGTTTACGATATGTTTTATCTGGGGTAGATTGTATATAAGGTAAAACAGTTTGTAAAGCTAAATCCTTTTCTTGTTCCGTCAAAGACTTCCATAAAGATTGTGCTTTTTTCTTTGATATTTTATAATCGTATAATTCCCACCATTCTTCGAACTTTGTATCAAGAATTTCAACTTTACTTCTATTTTTATTTACAACTCTATTTACATTTACATCTTCCATATGATTGGTCATATGACCTTTAGTATGTTGGTTTTTACCAGATATATTGTTTCTTCTTGATTCACTAAACGCTTTTCTTTTAGTTTTTTCTATATCTAAGCGTTCATTAAACCATAAACCTTGTTCATCTTTAATAAATTTATTTTTTATTTTTTCCCATAATTGACCTACTGTATGATTAATCATATGAGCATCCATATGACCTCGATTAAATTGAAGCATTAGTAATTCTATATATGCTCCTTTCTCTTCAAAAGTCATTCCCATTGTTCCACCTATATAATCATTAGGGTAAAATAAAAATGCTGGATCTTTAGCCATTATATTTTCCCTCCCCATTGATTAGCCATTGCATCGGCAATCCCTTTAAATGTTTTACTTCTTAATGTTCTTCTTTCTGCATCTGTTTTTGATTTTTGTAATGCTTCATAATACCACAATGGTTGTCTTTTCATTTTTCCAGTTTTTTTATCTATCCATTCAAAAAATTGACCTTTATCTACCATATTTGTAGGAGTTAATTTTGGTAAATTTTTAAGCCATAAACAAGTTGATTTACTTGCTGAATCTCCAAACATATAAGGTTGAATAATTTGGTCTGGTTTCCTAATTGCGGAAGATATAACACTTATTGGATTTTCAATAGCAATTTTATCAATTTTACTATCCATTAACATTTGAACAAAATCTAATGCTTGTCTTTGATTGTAAAACCTTTCTTCATTTATACTGCCATCCTTATTATATAACCATCTTGCTCCGCTAACTGATAAAAATGTACAAGGTGGATGTGCAATCATTAAATCCCAACCTCTATCAATTACTTTAAATACATCTTGTTGAAAATGCCATTCCGGATGTCCACCAGAACAAGGCAATAAATCACAACTAAATGCCTCGTGTCCTAATTCTCTAAATGCTTTGGTAACTGCTTGGCTTTCTTCGCAAGCTATTAATACTTTCATAAAATAAAAAAGGTCCGCAGCGTTCCCCCCAGTAGGATTAGGGGTTCAGCGTTGGACCAATAAGTTTAATAATGGATATCCTACATCCGTTACAAATATACTATACTAACCTATATTTTGCAAATTGTTTCTTCTTATTGTAATCAATTTCAGTCATAATTTTTAACCCTTCGTTCTTTAGCTTATAAATAACCGCCGCTAATCTAAGGCAGCCAAATTTATTTAAGGCTTGAATAGGGGTAATTGTTTTTTTGCTTAATAAGTGTTTTTTGATTTGTTCTTTTTGAGTTTTCATAGTTGTTAAAGTTTTGTTAATGTTTAAAATGGCATGTTATCTTGATCTTCCATTTCCTGCTTATTAGTATTTGCATACTCTTTTTTAGCATCAAACTTGTACTCCTTACCTCTACCGCAATACTCTTTTTTTGCTTTCTCCGCTCTTTGTTCTTGCGTTTGATTGTTCCAGACTGTTAGATTATTCCCTTTATCGTCTGGCTCTCTTAGATAATCAACGGCAATATTTGCGTAATGCTTAACTCCGTGTTTAGTTTGTACTGGCTTCCAGTTAATATCTTCTTGGCAAATGTTTAATACTTTCATTTTAATTGTTTTTATTGATTTGTAATTCGTTTATTTGGTCTTCCGTCTTTTGGTCTTCTATAAGTTCTTCTTGATCTATTTCTTCCCAATCGCAATGTTCTAAGCATATTGGACATAATCCAATTTCTGTCATTGTGGTTTCGCCTCCGCAGCAAGTTGATAATGCCATAGTTTTAATTATTTAGATATTCTTCAAATGTTTCGCTCCAATCAGACATTCTAATTGAAACTTGTCTTTGTGGTGGGGTAGGTGGAATCATAAGTTGAGGCATAAATTTTATTTTAAATTCTTTTAAAACTTGCTTTGCATCTAAAACTTTTTTTTGCATTGCTCTTGCCTCGTGTGGTTTACAAGTATCAAACTTGTATTGCCAAAACTTAACATTTTCCCTTAATCCTTCTAAAATTACTAAAGTGTTCATTATAGATTCTTTTTAGCGTTAGTAAATAATTCGTTTAACTGGTTCTCTTGAATCATAGTTATATTTAGTTCGTACAGTTGTTTTAACTCTGTCAAACTTTCGCAAAAATCAATAGCTACTATTAAGTTATCTTGCGTTTCGTGCTTCTTAATGTAAGGAGCTTGTTCCTTAGAGAAATCCATTTCTTCAGCAGGTGTAGCTTCAAATCCTGCTGCTTTCATAAGCCAACCTAATAAAAGTCTATAAGCCTTTCCTTCGGCTCTGGTTTGAGCCATTGAGCAAATAGCATACTCATCAAAGTTTCTTTTAGTTCTTTCTTTGTTGGAGCAAATAGCGTGTCCAATTGAAACTACTTGACCAGTTGCAATATTTCGGACCTCACAAGTTGCCCAGTATTTTGTTTCGTTTTCTTTGCTTAGGTCTTTTACTTCGGTAATAATTGGAATTAATCCAATTGCTGCACCAGCGTAACCCCAGCCTTCAACATTTACAAATTGTTTACCTTGAATGTTGGTGCTAAGTTTTTTCTCTTTAATAAGACTTGCCAACTCATTTGATAGGTTTAAAAGAGAATCTTTGTTAATAAGTTCGTAAGTCGGTTTGACTTGTTGTAATTCTTGCATAGTTTATGTTTTAGGTTATTTAATAATTAAAATTAGGACTTTTTTGTGAATAATCAAATAAATCTTTGAATTTTTATAAAATCTTCTTTGAAGTCCGTTTCATAGTGTAAAGCCATAATATCATTAATAGTCTGTAAAGCGTGGATTACTGTTGTGTGGTCTCTTCCGAACATATCGCCAATTGTATTTAGCGTAAAGTCCGTTTGTTGCCTAATAAAATACATTGCAATCCATCTGGCTTTAACCAGTTCTTGTTTACGGCATTTGCCTCTTATATCTTCATTAGACATACCATAGAACGCAGCAACTTTAGCTATTATCTGGTCCGCTTTCTCTATTTGTTGTTTTAATCCCGATTTTTCCTTCATTATCGGATGGGTTAAGTAACTCATTTAATTTTTGTTTTGTTTCTTTAATTTGTTTTCTAAGTAATTCGTTTTCTAATTCCAAGATTTGCACCATCTTGATATAATACGCTTTGTTGTCTATGTAACTCATATTAAAAGTGTAAAAGGTTAATTGGTAGCATAAAATCCTCTGTGATTTCGTACAAATCCAATATTAAAAAATGATATGATTTTAAAATACGCTTTTGAACTTGGTTCATTCTGGCAATCTTTATAAGAATGTCCTCTTCTCGTTGCATTAAACGAATTGGATCATCCATTGTGCCTTTTCGCCAAGTTGCCAAGTCCTTCTCAAATAGCGTTTGTCTGGATTGTGCAGACTTTAACAATTCTAATAAACAAGCGGCTCTTTTGTGTAGTTTTAGTTGTTTTCCTTGATAGATTAGATTCATAGTTTTAGGTTTAGTCGTTAGAAATATATTTCATAAAATAATACATATCTCCAGTTACATCTTGATATTTTTTGCCACTATTAAAAGCAGCCTCAATGTCTTTTCTTTCGTCAGTCAGCATTGAGTAAACTTGTAATGTAATAGTTTTAATTGCTAATACGCTTTGCAAGTCATTCTCTTTAGAAGCCATATCTTCTAAAAAGCAGATTAATTGTTTTAATTGTGTTTTTTCCATAGTTGTAAGGTTTAAAGGTTTTCCACTAATGCGGTTAAGATAAATCCTATTAATACGATAATAAATGCATAAATAGGCTTGATTGAGTCTTTTTCGTACTGGTTCATTGTTTAAGGTTTTAAAGTGATAATAATTGAGTTTGACATTGTAGAAAATGTAATACTTTCTACTGTGAACATAATTCTGTGTACTCCTTTGCCAAAGTTTGCGATAATACTATCGCCTACTCTTGGGATGTGTGGTGCTTCTAAAATTTGTTGGTAGTCAATGCCGTCTTGGGCATAATAGATGGTCGTTTGCCAATTCATAATTAAGGTTTTGTTTAGGATTCAAAGATATATGCACATAGCTTATCCACCAAACTTATCTACAATTATTTTTTACTATTTAAGGAAATTTTAACATTTGAGCCGATTAGTTGCCTTATTTGGCTCATTTTGCTAATGATTTTAGTAAAGTAATAGCTTGACAAAAGTTTTCTAATAGTAAACTTATAGGTTTACATTGTCCAGTTTATCAATCAAAAAACTGGACTTTATCAATCAATGATATAGAATTGTATATCAAAAAAAGACTTTTTTGACTTATATAGTTTAAATATGTGTCAATTTAAGCAGTATTACTACTTATACCCTATCTGTTATAAACTAAGTCCAATTAAATATATTCCTACCCGAAAGGGTAAAAAAAAGCAGCGTAGAAACGCCGCTCGGATAAAACCTTAATCTAAACTATGCAATATGAATGAGCAAATATAAATAAAAACTCCCAGCTTTTTACACTGGGAGAAACCTGAACTATGAAAAAACAACATTACAAAGATAATACTTCTATTTTGAGCCGTCTTGAAGCAGGTCTTTGTCGTGATTGTCAACTCTTCTATAACCCTCCTTCCATAGTATCTTGGTTAAGGCAACGCTTTTACGCACTATCTCTTCCTCGCTATCTTCGGGATTTAACAAGTGCATGACTTCATGGATTAAAATTTCACAGTGCTTTTTTCCACGCAATCTTGAATCAATAAGAATTTCGCCATCACTACAAGCAATGCCGTGAGCCTTTTCTTTGCCCAGTTTCTTATATATGATTCTAATTCTCATCTTTTAGTTCAATCAAATCTAAGCGGTCAATTTCTTTAGGAGTGTACTTTAAGCCACCTCTAACCTTTGCCAACGCTTTTTTAATTTCGTTTTCTAAATCGTAAACCTCTTTTAGCTTACCTACTAAGATTGTTTCTTGTTCAAATAGTGTCATTTTGCTAAATCCCTTTTGTAATTTTAATGTTGCCATTTCTTATTATTATTAGTTTGCGTAAATAAAGAGCGAAGTCTAATGCCTCTTCGTAAGCATGGACCAACCATTCGTCTTGCGTTAGATCAGTTCTATCTAATGTTGTTCCGTAAGTTTCTAATCCTTTGAGTTCTCTTGCTTTGATGTCGTTTATTACTTGTTCGGTTACTTGGCTCATTAAAATACTTTGTTTTTTATTATTCGTTTGTTGTGTACTCTAAACTCTCCGCTTTTATCTTTTTCTAATATTGCAAAACCTTGATTGTATTGGTCTGTGTGTTTACAATATTCCACATTTGGATGCATTAGATGCCCAGTTGTCCAACAAGTAAATATTTCTCCGTCAAATTGGTTTTTAGTCGTGTATTCGCTTGTTCTATGTACATGAGATGCAATTGCAGACTGCTTAACTCTGTCGTATAAAGTCTTAGCTGGACTTACCCCAGAACCTCGTCTAAATGTAGTGTCTCCGTGTATTATTGGTAAATGTCCGAACTTAACATGGTCGTTATTCTTTAACGGCTTAATGTTAAAAGTATTTAATTGTAAAATGTCTTCTATCTCAAATAATTGCAAACTCAATAATTCTGGTGCTTTTGTTCGCATATAGCGTTCGTAGCGGAACTCATGATTGCTATCTAAGTTGTAGTAAATAGTAATATTTGGGAACGACTTTCTTATGTAAGCTAACATCTCAATAATAGCTTCGTGTTCTTCGTCAAATTTTCTTACTCTTGGGTCTTTCTGGAAATCGCTTAACTGATAGAAATCAACCAAATCGCCATTGATAAATAGCGTGTCAATCCCTTCCTTTGTTAAGTAATCAAATGTAATATCTATTGCTTTCGGATCGTGGAATGGAACTTGCAAATCACTAATAAAACCCATTTTCTTTATTCCTACCGGCAAATTGAAAATCTGCTTTTCTTCAACCCATGTAGGCGGCTGAACAAAGTTTGCCGAATGCCTTGTAAACTCATCAACAAATTTAGTGTTGGTTAATTGTTTCTTAGCAGTAGAACCAAGTTTGCCTCTGTAATATCTAACTAAGGCTCGGATTTGCTCCGAGTTATCAAAATGGTTCTTATTCTCTTTATAGATTAAAGAAGCTAAAGTATGAGATGGCATCCATTGAGGATACTTTTCTAAGTAGTCAAGAATTATCTTGCCACTCATTGTTGTTTTCATTCCAGCCATTATGTAGGTTTTTATTTTTATGCCATACTTGATCTAATCAAGTCCGCCTCGCTTTCTCTTCTTACAACCAATCCATCCAATCCTTTACCCTCCCATAATCTTTTGCTCTTTTCAATTTGTTCTGCAATCCCTTCGTAATCTTGCTTTGCCACTAATTCAACGATTGCTTTCATTTCCTTTCTGGAATCGCCTTCAATCTTTGCACCTCTGTTATATACCATAGAAACTAAAGCACCTCTTGTATCTTCGTTTAAAGTATCTAATTGAGGATATATCTTTTTAGTCATTGCATAATACTTAGGGATTGATTTCTTAACGAAAACATCATAAGCCATATTGTACGGAATAACAACATTAAGAACCTCGCCTTTCATCATTGTCTTTACCACTTCGCCTTTTACTCCACAAAATCTTTTAAGTGCGTTTAAAAAGTTTAAGTTCAAAGCTGCCCAATCGCTAAATAAATCAACTTCTTTAGCATAACCCACATCGTAGCCTAAACCGATTGTTAAACCACTTTCGCCACCTGCCCAGATAGGCTTTTGATAGCGTTTTTCGTACACGGCACGACCACCAACCTCGTGCTGAATAATTAAATCAATAGCTTTTTTACTTATCATCTTAAATCAAATGTTTAGCAAAGATAGTTATTAAGACAATCCAAACTGCAATGCCAATGGCAAATGCTCTTTTTTCGTTATTCGGCATCTTGTTTCTTTTTAAATATTTTCTCAACTGAAGTTAAACCAAGCGTTCCAAAAGCTAACATAGCAACTGCCTCAACTAACATAGGACTTGGTGTAGTATGCTCATCGCTAAACTGGTTATGGTACATTGTAGCACATAAAGCTATCGTACATAATAAACCGCATAATCTCTTCATACTAAATTGTCCGTTGTCTTCTTGGAAAAACTGTTTCATATTATTTTAATTGACTGAATTGTAAAATGATTATAAAGATTAGCATCAGTTTACTTGCTGCGTGTATCTTGTCTATTTTTCGTTGGTTTTCTTCCCAATCTTGGTATAAAGACTTGTTAAGACTGTATTTATACTTCCAATTATAGAAGCTATCTTTTTGAGTAGATATTGTAGAGAAAAGAGAATCATAAACTTTGTTTTTAGTCTTTAAGTTTTCTTTTAGTAAACTTATTGAATCGTTATAGTTTTTATATAGCTTATTAATTTCCTCGCCTTGCTCAACCGACATAATCAAAACCGAATCCCCTTTGTAGTATCTTTTAATGGGATACTGGGAGTAGCTTAAATGGCACAATAGAATCATTACTAACAGAATCCAGCTTTGCTTTTGTCTCATTAAGTTCCTCTTTTAGTTCTTTTATTGTTGATGCTGCTTTAGTTACTATTTGTTTTTGTTTTTTATCTGCTTTGTCTTGAACCTTTATAGTTAGTTCTATATTCTGGTTAATCTTGCCTAAAAGGTTCTCTAACTCTTTGTCCTCTTTTAGCGTTTCGCTTGGACTTTGAGCCGTAACCCCACATCCAGCCAAAAAGACTAATAAAAGCCACCTCATTATTTTAAACCTTTAATTGCTCCTAACTCTGCCAATGTAGAAAGTTTAGTTGTAGAAACCGCACTTAAACTATCTGACTTTCTCAAAGCATCACTAACAACATCAACTCTATGCTCTAATTTCTCAATTCTTACATCTTGGCTTTTAGCTTGGTCTTGGAAAGTAGAACGAATATCTACATACAAAGCACCTATCGCACCCATTACAATAAACAAAGTTCCCACAATGGGATTCTTAGCAAACTCCTTAAACTTTATTGGTAGCATATTAAAACTTTTTATAATAACCTAAAGAATATTGATTAGTCGTAGCGTTTAGCAAAAATAAGCCTTTTTTAGGGGTATAATAGCCTAAACCAACTCCTAACCCTACTTTATTGTCAAATGCTATTAAATCGGTTAAAAAGCCTAAATAAATGGCATTCTTATCCTTTTTGGTTATAGTAGTAGTATTGTAAATCGTTTTGTAGGCAATTTCAGCCTTAAATGCCCTATTTAGAATTTTGTTCTGGGAAATAGAATCTTGAATATAAAACTTGCTTGAATCTTGGGTAATTGTGTCCTTATATACCCTTGTTGCGTAGTAATCGCTTAAAACTTGTATCGTATCGTGGATGAAGATTGAATCTTCTAAAACTCGGTAAATCTCAAAAGGGATGTCTTTACCTTTCTTAATCTTTACTATTGTGTCTTTAGAGTAAACAGTGTCAACCTTAGTTACTATGATTGGTTCGTTGCCTATGTACTTTGACTTGTCAAATATGAAAAATATAAGAACGGCTATTAATAAAGTGATAATAACCGATTTCATTATTTTTTCTTTTTTAGTTGCTTATGTAATGCCACAATACCAGATGCAATACCAACCAATCCTGCCGTAATTTGAACTAAAGGTACAAAGTTGCCTAAACTAATCAAGGCTCCAGAAACGCTTAACATTACACTCAAAATTGGCTGGTTGCTATCGTGATGCATCTTAATTCTCTTTTACTTCTTCTTTAGGTGCTTGTTCTTGAGCAGCCTTTTGTAAGATGTTTAAAATAGGTTGAGCATACTTAAATGGTGTTTCCAATAAGATAGCTTCTAATTGTTGTAATTGTTCGTTGCTTAATGTCATATGATTATTTTTTACAAATTTAGGATTTATTCTCTAATGCTGTAAAGATTGCCACACTTTATTAGATATTTCAATACTTAATCCTAAATTATTAGTTATTTTAACACCAAAAGTTGTTTTTTCTATTTTTGGATTATTAGTAATAATAAGTCCATTTTTAAACTTTATCATATTATTTATTCTCTAATGCTAATACTTTAGCAGAAATATTGTAATTATTTTCATAATAATATTTGCAATCATCATAAGCCTTTTGTGGTATTTCCATATTTTGGTCATCTGGGTTACCAAATCTTATTGCAACTTCAGCAGCGAATTTTATGCATTCGTCTTTAACTAATTGATTTATTTCTTCTTGTGTCATATTTTTATTTATTTTTTATGATTGATTACCAAACCATGTTACTACTAATGAACTGGCATTATATCCAGTACATCTTACTCTTATAATTCCTGCAGATGGTGCTGATATATTAAATCCATCTGAATCTGTACTACCATTTGTCGCACCAAGAGTAGTTATTGAAATAGTTGTACCTCTACCTAATACAGCATAAACTCCCTGACTTCTAATTGCTCCATTATATATGTAAGTATTTGATGCTATCAAAATACCATTATAGTTTCCGCCTCCAGTTTCAGTATCTATATCTACATATCCATTTACATCAACATAAGCTTGTTTACTAAATGTTTGATTAATTACACCATTGCTTGAATTAGTAATATCACCAGCTCTTCTTATTATCATTCTGGCAGATAATGCAACTGATGTGCCACCAGTGCCAATTGGTGCTGTTGAAAATACATGTGTACCATTTTTCATTTGATATAGACATGCATAGTCTGTATTTATATACTTATCACCGCCCTCATATCTAAAGTTTGCACCTAAAGCAGCTTCATTACTATAACCATAAAACACTGCTCTTCCCATTTGTAAAACTGGACCAATAGTATCAAAAATTGAAGGTGTAA